GACGTTACGGACAAATATGTATGAAAGTTGCTGTCTACTGCATAGCCAAGAACGAGGCCAAGCACGTTGAGCGCTGGTACGAGTCTAGCAAGGAAGCAGACTACCACGTCATAGCAGATACGGGATCGGAAGACGATACTGTTGAGATAGCCAAGCGGCTAGGTATCAAGGTAGTTCAGGTAGAGGTTCATCCATTCAGGTTTGATGATGCTCGTAACGCATCGCTCGCTGCAGTGCCAGCCGATGCAAACTATTGCATTGCTCTTGATATGGATGAGTTGATGCAACCAGGCTGGCGAGAACAGTTAGAGATTGCCTTCGCTGAAGGAACTGATAGACCACAGTATCGCTTCATCACAGACTGGACTCCAGAGGGAGCGCCAGCGGTAGAGTTTGATGGTTTCAGAATCCATAGGCGCAAGGGTGTGCGCTGGATCTATCCGATCCACGAAGTGCCTACAACCTATGCTGGGACTGATACCCGCAAGAAGTATCCCTTCGAGATTCATCATAGGCCAGACAAGTCCAAGTCTCGTGGTCAATACCTGCCACTACTAGAGCAGGCGGTCAGAGAGAATCCTGACTCAAGAACTTTGTACTACCTTGGCAGAGAATACTTCTACCATCAGATGTATCCCAACTGTGCAGAGGTTCTCAAGAAGTACCTAGAGGTTTCCATCTTCAAAGCAGAGCGTGGCTACGCGATGAGGATGTTGGCTAAATGCGAGGAAGACCAGGCTGAGGAATGGTTGATGAAGTCAACCGAGGAGTACCAGTCCAGGGAATCCGTCTTGGCTTTGGCTAACTACTACTACAACAAGAAGCAGTGGAAAGAGTGCAACACGGTTGCCAAGATAGCACTCAAGATTACCAAGAAGCCGTCGGAGTTCTTGTCTGAAGGATGGGCCTGGACCCATATGGCAGATGACCTGATAGCAGTATCAGCGTGGCAGTTGAATAATTACAAGGAAGCATACAAGCACGGCAAGAAGGCAGTGGAGATATCCCCAGACGATGAGCGACTGGTGACTAATCTCAAGTTCTATAAGGAGAAAATAGATGCCAACTCTCAGCGATCTCATCGACGAGGTAAGAACTAACCTTCAGGGTTACACACTTCGTCAAGATCGTATTACCTATCTCACCAGCGCTATCACCTCAGCACAGACTGAGATTGTCGTTGGCTCTCAGTCCAACCTTGCCAAAGGCATCATTGAGATTGACGACGAACTACTCTGGATTGACTCCTTTGATAAGGCCAACAATACCCTCAACGTCATCCCTGGCTTTGGTCGTGGCTACCAGAACACCACTGCTGCTCCACACGCTCAGTATGCTCAAGTAACCCTTGCTCCTACCTTTCCACGAGTCTTCATCAAGAAGGCCATCAACGACACCATCAATAGTTTCTACCCGCGCCTCTGGTCTGTAGCCTCAACCACCTTTACCTTCAACGCATCTCAGGTGACCTACCCGCTACCTGATGATGCTGAAACCATCTTGTATGTATCGTGGCAAACGACAGGATCGAGTGAGGAATGGCTACCAGTCAATCGTTGGAGAGCAGACCCAATGGCAAACGTTGCGTCTTTCAACACACAGAACACCATCAACTTGTATGAAAATATACAGCCTGGTCGTACCGTTCAAGTCTGGTACACCACTGAGCCAAATACTCTTGATGCTAGTACTGATGACTACGCTGATGTTACGGGTCTACCATCTTCATCGGCAGACGTCGTTGTCCTTGGGGCTTCCTATAAACTTCTCTCTTATCTTGATGCTGGTCGAATCAACCTCACCAGCGCAGAGGCAGACCTCGCTGACTCCAAGATACCTTCTACAGCGGGTGCGGGTGCATCCCGATATATCTTTGCTCTATATCAGCAGAGGCTAAATGAAGAGGCCCTCAAACTTGCAGACAAGTATCCAATCCGTATCCACTATACCCGCTAAAGGAAAGCAATGACACGCAAATACTCATCAACGAGCGTCCAGACAACGCTTGCTGCAGATATCAATAACAGCGTGACGTCGATGACTGTTGCGTCTGGCACTGCTACAACCTTGCTCGGTGGGGTGACGCTCGCTGCAGGCAATGTCGATCAGTTCACAGTAGTCCTTGACCCAGATACCATCAATGAAGAGGTTGTCTTTGTTACGGCAGTAGCAAGCGATACCTTGACCATCGTTCGTGGCAGGGCTGGCACGGTTGCGGTATCACATACTGCAGGTGCGACGGTGCGCCACGTACTGACCTCAGACGACCTAGACTTCTACACAGCAGGGGTGGCTACAGCAGATGCTGCTATCCCAGAGACTTTGCTTACAACCAAGGGCGACATCATCGTCGCTCAGTCCAGCGCAACGCTCAATCGCTTGCCAGTAGGCGCTAATGACACAGTTCTTACCGCCAACTCTTCTGCGACTAACGGAGTCAACTGGGCAGTCTTACCAGTGACCACACTGGATATCTCATTTACCAATGTCACGGGTACGACCTACAACTTGGCTGGAACGGATACCAATAAGTTGGTCCGATTCGACAATGCCAACACGGTAACGGTCACAGTGCCACCAAGCATCTTCGGTACAGGAGATCAGGTCCACGTCCAGCAAGTAGGAGCAGGGCAGGTACAATTAGAGCAGGGTGCAGGTGTGACTATCACATCCACCACTGGCACTGGCCCAGACCTGCGAGCGCAGTACAGCGCAGCCACAGTGATTTGCACATCCAGTAACAACTTCACCGTGATTGGGGATATCGCCTAATGCCAACTTCATATAAAGTCCTTGGGCAACTACTGCCTGCAAGCACATCAGGAACTCTCTATACCGTTCCTGCAGCCACCGATACGGTGGTATCAACCATCAACGCGGTCAACGTAGGATCGACAACTGCTGATATCAGCATTGCTATCAGGCCTGCTGGAGCAATAATCGAGAACAAGCACTACATCGTGCGGCTGCTACCGCTTGCTGCCAAAGCAGTCTTTACCTATACGGCAGGTGTTACCCTTGATGCGACAGATGTTATTACCGTAGTATCAAGCACCAACGACGTAGCGTTCAATGCGTTCGGATCGGAGATAACAGCCTAATGTCAGTATCACTTACACCAGGAGCGTTAGGACCTACAGGTCCTACAGGTGCTACGGGTCCAACGGGGCCAGTGGGCTATGCCTTCAGCGCTATCCAAGCAAATACGGCAACGCTTTACACCTTTGCTCTTACAGACAACAGCAAGTTGGTTACGACCAGCGCTGCTGGCACACAGACGTTGGTTATCCCACCTAACTCGTCTGTTGCCTACGGCACGGGTGATGTCCTCAATGTGGTCCGAGCGGGAACAGGGCCGGTTGTGTTCAATCAGGGAAGCGGTGTAGTCATCCGAAGTGTTGGCTCAACTGCAACAGCGCCAGCCTTGAGAGCGCAATACTCAGCAGCCAGTGCCTTCTTTGAGGGATCAAACACGTGGTATGTGGTAGGTGATTTGACCGTATGACACCTATTATTGGTATTACAGCAAGCAGTATTACATCTTCTATGCTGGGCAGTTATGATTCAATCGCTACGGTATCGGTAACAACTGCGACTCAAGCCAACATAGAATTTACGAATATACCACAAACTTACACACACTTGCAAGTAAGATTTATCAATTTACAAGATTCAACTGAAAATATCTGGATGCAATTCAATGGAGATACTGCCACAAATTATTCTTGGCACGATTTATTTGGAGATGGTGCTAGTGCGGCAAGTGCTGCTGGAACAAATGATGTTTATTTCAAAATTGGTTATGTTGGTTCGACATCTGCTTCTTTCGCTGGTGCTGGAATAACAGACGTCCTAGATTATAGAAATACAAATAAGTATAAAACAGCAAGAGCATTGGCAGGAACAGATGTGAATGGTTCAGGTGGATATGTATTATTTCGTTCAGGAAATTGGAGAAATACAAATGCTATTACAAGCATAAAAATACTACCAACTTCTGGAAATTTCAAACAATACTCCCACTTCGCCCTCTACGGAATCAAAGGCTAGGAGACTCACAATGATACTACACGGACAGAAAGCGAGCCTCTAATGACCGCGACTTATGAGAATATCGCCACGACTACGCTTGGAAGCGCAGCCGCAGCGATTGAGTTTTCAAACATCAGCCAAAGTTACACTGATCTTATAGCGGTCGTTCAATTGGCATCAAGTAGCGATGACAATATCTTTATTCGAGTTGGTGACGGCAGCCTCAACACCGGTTCTCTCTATTCCACGACTCGACTGAATGGAAACGGATCGTCGGCGGTTTCGGACAGACAATCCAACCAGAGTTTTATTACTTTGACTCGATCCGGTTATCCAGACGCCACTATCGGAAACTCGATAACCATTATCCAGTTTATGAATTACTCAAACACTACGACCAACAAAACTTGGCTGGTGCGATCAAATAGGGCATCCACCGGCGTTGATGCTCTGGTCGGCTTGATTCGTAGCACCTCAAAGATCAACATCATTTCATTTGCTACAACCGGTTTTGGAACAAGTAATAGCATTTTGGCTAATAGCACCATTACCCTCTACGGAATCAAAGCGGAGTAGACTATGCCCGTTACTTACAAGAAGATAGCCACAGTCACGGTATCTACTGCTACTGCCGCCAATATGGAGTTCACTAACATTCCTGGAACTTACACTGATTTAGTGTTGCATCTAACTGGAAGATACGATGGCTCCACATATCCAAATGCTCTAATTTCTATAAATGGGTCAACCTCTAATTTTAGTTCAAGAGTCCTTTATGGAGATGGTGCTGCGGCTGGATCGACAGACGCAGTTCCAAGGTTTATTTCGTACAATCCAGGTTCTAGTCAGACCGCTTCGACATTCGGCAGCACAACGGCATACTTTCCAAATTATTCTGGTTCCACAAACAAATCTTATAGCAGTGATACAGTCCAAGAAACTAACGGAACGACTGCATATTCTGGTTTGGTTGCTGGCTTGTGGTCACAAACTGCAGCCATAACTCAAATAACTGTAACACCATCTACGGGGAATTGGGTTCAATACTCAACCGCAGTCCTTTACGGCATATCCAAATCATAAGGAGAAATAATGGCAGACCGTCCAACCAAACTTGTCGTCGATTGTGCGACTGGTATCACCACAGAAGTACCACTGACCGACGCAGAGATCGCTCAGCGTGAGGCAGATGCAGCAGCATTTGCTGAAGCAGAAGCACAACGCTTGGCAGATGAGCAGGCTAAGGCTGCTGCAAAGCAGGCTGCTCAGGATAAATTGAAGGCCTTGGGTCTGACTGACCTTGAAGTCGCAGCACTTGTTGGCGCTTAGACCAGAGTAAGGATCAGTCCTTGGTCGATTACGACATCACAGAACGTATCCCTGTCAATCTTTCCAACCCAGCAGGCTCTACCACATTCAATCTCACGGGTGAGGCCTACGATATCGCTGTTGCTGGTCTGCCGTTTTTCTTGGCAGCAAGCGACGAGACCCCATATCGTCGTGTCACGGCGCAGTATCGCAAGCAACAGATTGACCAAACCCGTGAGGCTGGAGAACAGACCCTGACGGGCTGGTGGCTTCGATCTCAGTCATCCTTCCATCAGGGAGCAGGCATCAAGTTCTTTGAGCCTGTTCAAGATGAGTCGCTTCGCTTTCAGTTTACTGAGGCTAAAGGTGTAGATGTCTGGACCAAAGGGCAGGTAACCTTACTCCACTCCACCGTCCGTATTGTCTCTAGCGCTAATAGTCCCATCATCACAGGCGTCCGAGATGATGCTAACAACATCGACTCGCTCGTTGTAGCAGACGGTCCAACGCTCTCTCGTGTTGAGATGAGCAACGACAGCGCCACTCTTGCCAACTACACATTGACAACCAATCACGGTACTGCGCCGTTTGTCAGCCTGACCTCAGATGGTTCACGCTATTTTGCAGCCGATACTGTGACAATCCATCGTGGTTCTATCTATGGTGCTACCAACGATCAGACCATATACTCAACTGGCACAAATAAGGTCGTCATCAAGTACGCCAAGCAACGCCTTATCGCAGGCATTGATGCTTCGCTCTATGAACTAGACTCCAACATTGCTGGCTCTACTACCCACGCAACAGGACCGCTACCTACAGGTATCTATACCAACCCCAACCCTGGCTGGACCTGGACTGCTCTGGCAGAAGGCCCTGCTGCTTTCTATGCGGCTGGCTACGCTGGTGGTAGGTCTTCGATCTTCAAGATTACTTTGGATACCAGCCAGTCCAATACGCTCGGATTCCCTGAACTCAACGTTCCTACCGTCACCGCTGACTTCCCAGAGGGTGAGATAGTCCAAGCCTTTGATGCCTACCTTGGAACCTATGCGGTCATCTGTACCAACAAGGGTGTGCGAGTAGGACTTCTAGGCCAAGACGGGGATATCTCGTATGGACCACTGCTCTATGATGGCAATGCCAAGGCAGTCACCTTCAAAGATCGCTTTGCCTATGTCACAGGTACGGTTGATGGCGATTCAGGAATGGTCCGTATTGACCTCTCAGAGCCTCTAGGAAACACGTTAGTCTTCCCGTACGTCTGGGATGTCTACGCAGTCGGAGAGACGGCTATACCGACCTCTACGGACTTTCTTGGCTCTACCGACAGGGTTGCCTTTGCGGTCCCTGGAGATGGGATATGGATTGAATCGTATGGGGTCAAGGTCTCAGAGGGCTACCTCCAGACAGGCTTCGTCCGATACAACACCTTGGAGAACAAGGTCTACAAACTTCTAGCGACCCGCTTTGACTCAGGCAATGGTGGCCTGACTATCAGGTCGATTGCTCCTGACAACACCGAGTATGTCATCGGTCAGTTTATCAAGGGACAGGTAGTTCCAGAACTCAACATTCCTTACCCAGCCGGAGCGCAAGAGTATCTTGGCTTCAAGTTTACGATGACCAGAGATAGTGCTAATAGCACTCTCGGCCCACTCTTTACGGGCTACCAAATCAAAGCGTTGCCAGCAGTACCAAGGCAGCGACTCATTCAGTATCCAGTCTTCTGCTTCGATCACGAGAGCGATTCTCTTGGAGTAGAGATTGGCTACGAAGGTAGCGCCTATGACCGCTTGACCCAACTTGAGGCGGTTGAGAACAACGGAGATACCATCAGAGTAGAGGACTTTAGAACAGGTGAGTCCTATCTCGGTATCATCGAAGAGTTGGACTTCATCAATCAGACCCCATCAGATAAGAGATTCTCTGGCTTTGGGGGCAAACTACTTATCACCATACGATCAATCTAGGAGCCGAAAGATGACCCCTACCGAATGGGCAGGCCTTGGCGTTGCCATATTCACCCTTGTATCAGGCTTTGCAGCGTTAGTGCGCTGGCTCGTCAAGCACTATCTCAATGAACTCAAGCCTAACGGTGGTAGTAGTATCAAGGACAAGGTAGGTAGGCTTGAAGAAAAGGTTGACCTATTGACCGATCTCGTCAAGGAAGTACTGAGGAAATGAATGATTCCACTAGCGAAACACCCGCAACCTGCTGCCGTCGCTCTGTTGCGACAGGCCAATGCTCTTGCTCCGAGAAGGAACAAGGCGAGCGATGGACTGCTTCCTTCTGCTGCTCACGTCAAGCAGAATCCGAATAGCGACCATAACTCAGGCTTTGCGGTAGACCTTACCCACGATCCTAAGAGTGGGATGGACTGCAGGATTATCTTTGAAGAGTTGAAGAAGGATAAGAGGGTCAAGTACCTCATCTTCAATGCCAAGATTTGGTCCCGTTCTCGTGGTGAGAATACCTATACAGGACCTAATAGGCACTCCACCCACCTGCACGTCTCCATCAAGGAAGACTGCGGTGATGACACCTCTAATTGGTTTGCTTGGCGCAATGGGCCAAAGCGGTGGGACCACATCCGTTCAAAGTTCATCAAAGCCAATCGCAAGAAGAAAACGCCGACAAGTCCAAAGGAGGACTAATGAAGGTAAATGAACAACTCAAGCAGGTTGCACTGACCTGGTTCCGAGCCGCTGCTGCTGCAGCGATTGCTCTGTTCCTCGCCGGAGAGACTGATCTCAAGACGCTTGGACTAGCAGCCTTGACAGGCTTCCTTGGACCAGCACTGAAGTACCTTGATCCATCCGCTCCAGAGTTTGGACGTAGAAAGAAGTAGTTAGCGTTACTGCGAGGCAAACGGCCCTCATCGTCTTTATGGCGATGGGGGCCTCTTCTTTGTTTTCTAGACCTGTTTGTCTACTGGGCAGGGGACGGTGACGATATTGCCACAACTGGCACAGGTGGCATCCAGGAAGTACCAGACCAGTTCATAGTCCTCGAAGCAAGCCATCACGTTGAAGACCTCACAGCCACACGAGCAGACGTGGACTGGGCCAAGAGATCGCAGGTCAGCACCGTGAACGGGTGGTAGGCTGTCTTGGTTTTTCAGCAGCCGGAGTAGACGGAACCACATTGCTCGGCACGGCTCCTTCCTGTGGTCAGTCGCCTCTCGGCCTTACCAATCACGGCCTCGGCCCCGTCAGGGGCCGTACCGTTATTCGCTTCGCTCATATTATAGTGATTCCATTGGGAGTGTCGCTGGTGCGACACGCCGTAAGGTGGTGTAAATTATGCACCTATGACCACCTTAGTAGGGATACAGACAGCAACGAGTGTAGTGCTGGCTGCTGATAGCCAGATTACTGAAGATAATCTCCGCTCCATTGCATTGTCCACGCCCAAGATTGTAGAGGTTGGTCGGTATCTATTGGGTATCACAGGCGATACACGCCCTGGAGATATCTTGACCTATAACTGGAGACCGCCTGCTCCAAAGTATGGCGATGATCCAGTGGTCTTTATGGGCAGGAAGGTCATCCCTTCCATCGTCAACACTTTCAGGGAACACAACTACGACTTCAACGAGGCGCTCAAGGACAAGGACTCTGGGTTCGATTACCTATTGGCCTTCAATGGCAATCTCTTTCATATTGCCTGTGACCTATCGTTCTTTCAGTCTCAGTATGGAGCCTACGCGATTGGCTCCGGTGGGCAGTTCGCGCTGGGTTACCTCTACTCACAGGTCAAGGGCAAAGCCATCCCATTCACGCGGGCTGAGCAGATAGCAAAACGCGCCATTGAAATCGCGTCGGTGCTTGACGTCAATACAAGCCTGCCCTTACAGTTGGTGGTACAGGAGAGGAATTGATATGGCAGCGTGGCATCCAGACCCCTATAGCATCTACATCAACAGGTCAAGCCTGCGTAACTTTTCCTTGGGCTTTGACAGATACCAAGAGTACAATGACTACTACACAGGGGTCCTTGCGGATAGCCTGTCCTTGAACTTCATATTCTTCAACATTACAATTACACGCTGGAGGAGCGGATCAGTATGGAAGACATCAAAGCGTTCTTAGTGCAGGCACTGCACGACAAGGAGAACTCTAGGCCACGCAGCACTCAGGTCCAGATAGGACCATCAGAGTTAGGCGGTTGCCGTCGTAAGGTTTGGTATCGGCTCAACAACCAGCCGGAGACCAACGAGCAAGAACTAAAACTTGCCGCTATTATGGGAACAGCGATTCACGGAGCGATTGAAGAGGCGCTTAGCAAGCGAGACGATTTGCTGATAGAGACCACTGTCGAGTATGGTGGGATGAAGGCACACGTTGATCTCTTCATACCTGAAACGGGCGACGTGGTTGACTGGAAAACAACTAAATATAAGAACCTCTCGTACTTTCCTAGCCAGCAACAACGCTGGCAGGTACAGGTCTATGGTTACTTGATTGAGAAGTCTGGCAAGGGGAAGGTCAGTCGAGTCAATCTTGTAGCCATACCTCGTGATGGTGATGAGCGTGACATCAAAGTCCACTCAGAACCCTATGACGAGAAAGTAGCGTTGGAGGCTTTGAACTGGTTAGAAGCCATCAAAGCCTCTGACGTTGCTCCTGAACCAGAGCGTGATGAGTCTTACTGCAAGTTTTATTGCAAATACTTCGACGCCTCTGGGGAGATGGGATGCGTTGGTCTAAAAAAAGAACGTACAAAAACTGAATTATCTGAGATACCAGAGGCTGAGAGTTTATCGGTTCTGCACTATGTGCAGATAGACGATGAGATCAAAACCCTCGAAGCGAAAAAGGAAGCAATCCGTGAATCGCTTGCTGGTATAACTGGAGTTACTGCTACTGGATACGAAGTCCGTTGGACTACTGTCCAGAGTAACACTGTCGACAAAGAAGCGGTGGAGAAAGCACTAGGCTTCGTGCCGACAAAGCAAGGAAAGGAAAGCACAAGGCTTTCAATCAAATCAACTGGAGGAAAGTAAAATGGCTGCACCCGATACAACGAAGTTCCAAGTGAACTTCAAGTTGGCTGACGGAACATTGGTCAACATCTATGCGCAGGACTCTGCTGAACTAGAGACCTCGCTTACTACGATTCAAGATACGGCGACTTTGATCCACAGTGTGAGTCAATCTTTGGGAAGCGCTCCGCAGACTGGGGGATATCGTCGTAGTTTCACACCAAAGCCCGCATCACCAGTGGGAGAACCAGCACCTGCTGAATCACCAGCAGTAGTTGAAGGACAGTCACCGAGTTGTAAGCACGGCACAATGACCTTCCGCACTGGTACTTCTGCGAGAGGTCCTTGGAGAGGATGGATGTGCGCTGCACCAAAGGGTGCAAGCGACAAGTGTCAAACAATCTGGGCGTAAACCGTGAGGGGGCCACGAGATTTCGAGGCCCCACTCTGCGCTCAATCTGACCCAGAAGCGTTCTTCCCTGAGAAGGGTCACACACCTACGCGGTCCGTCAAAGAGATTTGCTTCCGGTGTGAGCATCAAGTTGAGTGTGCTGAATGGGGCTTGAAGCACGAGAAGTTTGGGATATGGGGCGGTCTTACTGAGAATCAGCGTCGCATCATTCGCAGACAAAGGAATATAATTGTAGATTCTTTTCCAGTGGAGGTGTTCATTGCTAAAACTATCCCGCGCTTGGGGGACAGTAACAACCAAAGCAACGCCACTTCCTGAAGTCTGGAACGATCTTACGAGGTTTGACATCCGATTCCGTCGGGGTCAAGTGTGTATGGTTGCAGCCGCGCCTAACGCAGGTAAGTCAATGCTGGCCTTGGTCTACGCGATCAAGGCTGGCATACCCACCCTGTTCTTCTCGGCTGATACTGATACCTCTACCGTAATGCTACGCACTGCCGCTGCCATCTCTGGGCATACCCAGTTGACGGTGGAGCAGAACCTGCAACGGTCTGCCAATTATTATGACGAGGCTATGGCGAGCGCTGACCACATTCAGTGGGTCTTTGACTCATCACCAACGCTTGATGATATCGAGTTAGAAATCAAGGCATACCTTGAACTCTACGGTGAGATGCCACAGTTGATCGTGATAGATAACCTAATGAATGTCGTTGCTGAGACGGACAATGAGTGGGCAGGTCTTCGGGCTATTATGGCTGAGTTCCACGATATGGCTCGCAAGACTGAAGCCTGTGTGATGGTCTTGCACCACGTCTCTGAGGCCACAGAGTATGGCTCACCTGAGTATCCACCACCACGCCGTGCTATTCACGGCAAGGTCTCTCAGTTGCCAGCCATCATCTGCACCTTGGGCTATGACCCACTGACCAACTCACTGCGGATATCTGCGGTAAAGAATCGCTTTGGGAAACACTCAGCAAATGCCAGTGAATATGCCACTCTTTCGGTAAACTTTGCAGCGTGTCAGATTAGGTCCGTCACTAGCGAAGAGGGTCGAATGTATTTCAGGGATGCACAGTATGCAAACAAAAACTAATCTTGTTATCCTGCCCAGCAGAAGCAGGCCAGAGAGCGTTGAGCGTGGGGTCAAGGCCTTGCAAGAACACTCACGCATCTCAGATATTATCGTGGCTATTGACAAGGATCAGTCCAAGTTATATCCACGCTTGGATGGCGTGAAGTATGAGGTCAATAAGAGGCTTCGTATGAATGGCACACTGAACCTGGTAGCCAAAAAGTATGCTGACAAGTACGAGACTATCTACTTCCTAGGTGATGACCACTTGGTCAAGACCCCAGGCTGGGATGAGATTCTCTACGAGTCCATCAAGGAGCGAGGCTATGGCCTTTCCTATGGCAACGACTTGCTTCAGGGTCAGAAGTTAGCCACCGCTGTAATGATGTCGACCAACATCATCAGAGCCATTGGCTATATGGCCCCGCCGAAACTCATCCACCTCTATATGGACAACTTCTGGATGTCGTTAGGTCAAGCACTGGACTGCTTGAAGTATGAGCAGAGGGCTATCATTGAACACCTGCACTATGTCGCTGGTAAGGCAGACAACGATGCTCAGTATCAGGAGGTCAACAGCCCTGAGATGTACAAGAAGGACCAAGAGACCTTCCTAGAGTATGTCAGGGCTGACCTGAAGACTGACCTTGAGAAGATCATTACGCAGGTGATACAACCGTGAATCTGTTTTCCTATTCTCTCTACGGGGATAACCTCAAGTACACAGTGGGTGCTATCAAGAACGCCATCATCGCAGAGCATATGTTCCCTGACTTTGATTGCAGGTTCTATGTGGGCAAAAGCGTACCGTCGTGGGTTATCCAGACTCTATCGCTGATGCCACGTGTAGAGATAGCCAGCGTTGATGGGCCGGAGAATCATACTGCTATGTACTGGCGCTTCCTTGCCTTTGCTGACCAGAACTTTGAGAGGGTAGTTATCAAGGATGCTGATGCTCGTCTTGGCTACCGAGATCGAGTAGCGCACGATGAGTGGGTAGCCTCTGACCTGGACTTTCACATCGTCAAGGATCATCCAACAGGACATAGTGAACCTATCATCGGTTGCCACTTCGGAGCCAAGCGCGGAGCGCTCGCAGACATTGCAGAGTTGATGGGCCAATACACCATCTCCAATCAGTATGGATCAGACCAGTGGTTCCTGCGAGACAAGGTGTATGACAGGGCTATCAAGTCAGCGTTGGTTCACGATGAGTACTACGGGACACAAGTAGAAGAACCATCACGTGTAGCGTTACTACCGAAGAGAGACTGGACTCTAGACCATATCGGGGTGGCAGTTGATGAGAATGATGACTTCACCTACGAGGTGGATAAGCAGACAGCCCAGCGTGAGACGGGTGGAACCCGCTACGCCTACAACTTTGGAGACTTATGAAGGTATTGATGACGGGCCACAAGGGATTTGTTGGTCGCAACTTCTTGCGCTTAGTTGACGGCTATAGATGGGACATCACTGGCATTGATATCAAGGATGGTATCGACTGCCGAGACTTCTTCAAGAAGGAAGATACCCAATACGATCTTGTTATTCACCTCGCCGCTATCGTGGGTGGCAGGGAGACGATTGAAGCCAGGCCACTGGCAGTGGCTGACAACTTCTCTATTGACTCAGAGTTCTTCCAATGGTGCTTGAAGACTGAACCTAAGAAGGTGGTCTACTTCTCTAGCAGTGCGGCCTACCCCACGCAGTATCAAGTCGAGGGTAACGAGCGCAGGCTACGTGAGGATATGCAGACCATCTACGATCCACGCAAGCCTGATATGACCTACGGTTGGTCGAAGTTGGTAGGAGAATACCTTGCATCCTTTGTCAAGAATGTCTACATATTCCGTCCCTTCTCTGGGTATGGCTCGGATCAAGACCTAACCTATCCATTCCCTATGTATATCAAGAAGGCTTTGCAACCAGGAGATACCTTCGAGGTATGGGGAAGTGGTAAGCAGACACGAGACTTCATCCATATCGAAGATGTTATCTGGGCCGTGCTTACTGCAATAAAGGATGAGCCACAAGGTGCTACCAACCTTGGCTGGGGTCGCAAGACTTCTTTCTTAGAACTAGCGCAGATGTGTATGGATGCTGTCGGTATGCAGAAAGAGATCGTCACCAGACCGGACAAGCCGGTGGGTTGTATGCACAGAGTCTCCGACAACAGTAAGTTGCTGTCCTTCTATGAACCAAAGATTTGGTTGGAAGAAGGAATTGATAGGGCAGTTGGACAATGAAGGAGAATCAATAGTGCCTACATCGAGCCTTGATAATAAAGAGTGGATCATCGCAAAGGTTGATGAGTTGCAACCCAAGACCATCCTTGACGTTGGTGTTGGTAGTGGTATGTTCGAGGAAGCAGTAGTGCCTATCCTCGGCAAACCGTTTCTGCTTGACGGCATTGAGATATGGAAGCCTTATATCGAGCAGTACAGCCTAGAGTCACGCTATGACAGCATCTATAATGTTGACGTAAGACAGTGGGATAACTGGGACTATGATCTTGTGGTATTCGGTGATGTGTTGGAACATATGGTCGAGGCCGAAGCAGTCGAGGTCTGGAACAAGGCACGTATGCAAGCACGTAACGCCATCATCACCATACCTATCATCCATTACCCGCAGGGAATTCACGAGGGAAATCCTTACGAGATACACCACGAGGACAACTACAATACCCAGCGAGTGCTTGATACTTTCGGTGGCATCACAGAGTATGAAGAGTTCGGTGGGACTGGCGCTTTCTTAGCGAGGTTTGATAATGCCAAGCGCTAGATATAATAAGACCAAGGGTGCAAAGTTTGAGACGGATGTGATGAAGTACTTGCGCTCACTAGGCCACTTCGTTGAACGCCTTGCCAAGGCTGGGTCTAGTGACGAGGGTGACTTGGTGTGCATCGTCGCAGGTCAGACCTATATTCTGGAACTCAAGAACCGTAAGAAGATTGATCTGCCTGCCTTCTGGAGCGAAGCGCAGGTGGAAGCCGAGAACTATGCGAAGGCACGGGGACTCGCCTCTACTCCACCGGCCTTCGTCATAGTCAAGCGCAGGAACGCACCCACCCAGAAGGCGTGGGTCATCCAGCCTTTGGAGAACTGGGCAAAGGAGAAGCAATGACATTCGAAGGGATCACAACCCATATAGACAATAACCCAGCGTTGGTTTTAGAAATAGAAAAACTTGAAAACCATAGCAAAAAACTTCAAAAAGAGAATGAAGAACTCAAGATAGAAGTCAAGGTTCTTGAACGCTTGTTAGAAAGACTAACAAGTATTAGGTACTAAGGAGACCGTAAGATGCCAACACCAGAGGGTCAGATAACAAGTAGTCAGATTTACAATCAAGAACCAGAGGAGAAGCAAGATGATTTGTCAGATGTGCAGGGAAGCAGCGGAACTGAACAGCCAGCAGAAGACCAAGGAAGCGAAGAAACTACACAAGAAGTGTAAGGACTGCGAATGTCAGCACAAGACTGGAACAGGGTGGTTCGCTCGAAAGGGCGAAAAGGTAAGTCTGCATCAAACGCAATCTCCATAGAGATTATCGTCGCTCACTACGGCGGTGAGGTCAAGCAGGGCCGAGCCGCTTCAGTCAAGTGTTGTATCCACGATGACTCCAGACGGAGTGCGGTGATCAACACCTACGACAACCTGTACTTCTGCCACACCTGCGGTAGAGGTGGGTCAGCAATAGATGTGATTATGGAAAAAGAGGGGTTAGGGTATAAGGATGCAGTCAGCCGTGCTCACGAAATCATTACTGGAAACGGTGGTGAGGTACAGTCAAAGCCTCGACGAGGCAACCGTAGCGTATCTCGAAGGACGTGGTATATCTAAGGAAGTAGCCGAGCAGATGACGCTTGGCACAGTTGTTGATCCAGCAGAGGGCCATCAAGATTATGTGGGGTGGCTATCCATTCCCTACCTGACAGCGATGGGCCACTGCGTAGCGGTGAAGTTTCGTCGCATCGACGATGGCAAACCGAAGTATGGTCAGCCGGTAGGACAGAAGGCACATCCCTACAATGTCTCAGATGTCCTCATCCAGTCACCTTTCGCAGTGATCTGTGAGGGTGAGTTAGATGCAGTGATTCTCTCGGCTATCGTGGGTATCCCAGCAGTGGGAATCCCAGGAGTGCAGGCGTGGAAGCCACACTTTGCCAAGTTATTCACCGGATATGAAATCGTCTATGTTGTAGGCGATAACGATGTGAAAGAAGATGGCACAAACCCAGGAGCAGAGTTCGCTCGGCGTGTCCAATCAGAACTACCGAATGGGACTATAGTAACATTACCACCCAATACGGACATCAATGAATACTACCTGTCCAATGGGCCTGAAGAATTACGGAAACTATTTGGAGGAGCGAAGTGAGTGACAACCAAGCGGGAGTTACAGGAAGTGGCAGAATTGTTGATGGATACGGGAATGATTATAGTGTCGATGAACTACAAGGATGGAACAATAACAGTCCGTCCAATCCCCACAAAGGCATAGACGATGAGTTCATCAGAGACGTCTGGACTATTCTCGATGCAGCAGGAAATCTGCTCATCCGCAAGCATCACGATTACGGCCCAAAGAACATCGCTCACAGTCCGGGCGGACCACTCAACGGCCTCCGAGTGCGAATGTGGGACAAAGTGGCTCGTATCAATAATCTACTTGATAGCCGAGTCTCTCCCAGTAACGAGTC